TATACTCCGCTAAACAACAATACACGGCTCGCCTTCGGCATCGCCACTGTGGTCGCGCCTCGGTCCCTCTGCGTGCGGGAGGGCAGCTCGGCTCGCGCGCCCACCTCTAGAAGTTTAAAGACCACGTATACACACACACCGCAGTAATCCCTTCGACACAGTTAGCTAAAAACATCCCTCCGATCCAAAGTGCTAAAGCTTGTTTAATGGATGCTTACTATTTTTAAATATGTAATACGCTCTCTCCCAGCAACCGGAGATGCCGCAAAAGCAGCGGCATACCGGCCGCACGGTCGTTCGCTTACCAATGTATTAAGCGGTCAACTTCCGCCGCCCTTTGGGGCGAGGACGGCGTAAGTCGCCCTCTCATTTATGTTTTAAGGAGAATGTATTATGTCTAGTATAAAAGTTTTGAATAAAAGAAATTCAAATAATGGTGTATATATTGGAAGGCCAAGTAAATGGGGAAATCCATTTGTAATTGGAAAAGATGGTTCTAGAGAAGAAGTAGTAGAAAAATATGAAAAATGGTTGTTGTTTGAAAAACTAGAACTTGTTGTTGCTGCAAAAAAAGAGCTTAAAGGAAAAAGTTTAGTTTGTTGGTGCTCTCCAGAAGCTTGTCATGGAGATGTGCTTATAAAAATTGCTAATAAGGAATAAATTGAAATGGCTACATATCATGCGCTTGTTTCTAGTAACAATATTTATTGCGTTGTTAGGAATGCTGACAACGGTGTTACCGATGATGAGTTCGATGCTGGAGTAAGGGTAAGTCCCCGTGGATATAGATCATCGAAGATGGTACTCTTGAATGAGATGCTCTCTGAGGGCTTTGAAGTCTGTGATGATGACTATTGGAAGGAGATGTTCGCAACAAATGAGATTCCTAATGACCAATTTATCTATAAAGAAAGACAAGACAAATGGGACACAACAAGAGTGATTTACTAATTATGAAAGATGTTACTAATATCTATCAGAAGTCTTTGACTACACACAGTAGTTGGATGAATGTTTTGGGAGCTGTCATCTTGGCAGCAGGTGTTGGATTGCCATTTGCAATCTATTTTTATCTTTGGGTTTCTTGAGAGGAGAATGTGTTATGTCTAAAATCTTCGTACTTGATCTTATAGATGAAATGCAATGGGAAGATGTTGTTGAGTTTGATAGTTTAGAGGAAGTTGGTCTTGAAGAAGAGAATGAGACTGACAACTCATTTAAGCATGGCATCTTGTCATACTTAAATTGGTTTTACGATGGGGAGTCATCAGAGTACAACGAGTAGCTAACTACCGACAACTTTAATAACCCATTAACAAGTGGGTTATTGAGGCATGTTGCCTAAGTTAGGAAATTTAATCATGAAGAAGACCGTCCGTGAAACCATCGTGCTGAAGAAATTCAGTGATGTTATGGATCAATACATGATCCGAGTCGAGGAGGCCAACAAGTCCGAGATCAAGTATTGTTGGTGCCACGATGTGTGGAACTACGCCGGAGAAATCGAGGAAGACTACAAAGCCATCAACCTTGCGATGGCGAAAGCCAACCGGTTGGAGGAAATGCAAGACGCAGCGATAGAAAACGGTCGCACCGAGTACGCAACGTACTTGAATGAAATGCTTGACGTTCTTGTGTTTGAGATTCATGCCATTGCCGGGAACCCCGGACCTATAAACTGTTGCGTTTATTTTTTGGAATAAACAAATTCAGTTCAAGCATCCTATGGGGTGCTTTGTACTGCGTTTTTGCAGTATATGTTTGGAGATATTAAATGGAATTAGATAGTACTAGTGATGTTTCAACCTTGTATGCTGCGGCAACAGAGTCTCTCGTCAGTGATCAAGCTGGCAACAGTACGTTTGAGAAGATGTTGAGGGTGGCTTATACACATGCTGGTGTAGAGACCTTTGTTAAAGAGGTCAAAGAGACTGAACTCAAGATCAAAAAAGACTTTGAGATCACATCCATGCCTGGACCGTGGAGATCAGCTAAGTCTGTGGTCTTCAGTGCTATGCGGTTGAGCATAAGTTTGATTGACAGCAATGGTCAGTGTCATGGAAAGACTTTTTTGCAAAACAAGATCAAGGAAATGAAGTCAGAAGACAAGCCAGAGGTCACCTTGGAAGAGTACGTCACCAAGGTCATAAACAGCCTCATACAGACGCCAAAACACCTTGATGGTGAGACGGTGTACACCCGAGTGAAAGAATTCATTGAAGGGCGGTAATTTCTATGTTGACCAAAGGTATTGAAGTTCAGAAATACGTTAGAGCCAGTGCAGGTAGGGCTGGTCTTAGCGTAGTTTTTGAGGAGAGTAATCAACCCCGGCATAACGGAAGAACAATCTTCTTGCCTAGGATTACTGCCCACACAACAGATCGTCAGTTAAAGGAACTGATGTGTTCTACAGACCATGAGGTTGCTCATGATAGGTTCTCCAGCTTTGATATTTTGCATGAGATCAAGGTTGACCCTAACAGCAGCCTTATGTTTGTGTGGAATTTCTTAGAAGATAGCCGAGTTAATGTTATTGAAGCCAAAGAATACAAAGGCTTCAAAGACAACTGGGATGAGAGCAACTCTTTGTTAGTACAAAAAGTTCTTGATAGAACTGCAACTGAAAAAACCTCCATATCAAAGTTAGTGTCTGCTTTGATTTGTTGGGATGGTGCTGTCTGTCAAGAGTATTTCCCATTGATTCAGCTTGTTACTAGTAGCTTTGAACAAGATAAAAAGGTCATGGATGTTCTTCATAGTTATTCTGATCGTCTTGTACATTGTCATCAAATTCTAGACAAAAGACTGGGTACTAAATCTACCTATGATCTAGCTCTAGAGATACTACAAGAGCTTGGTATATCTTGTAAGGAAGAACTTGAGGACGATGGTCCTAAAAAGAAAGAGAAAAGCAAAGATGCTAAAGAAGGTTCTTCGTCGGAAACTAAGGAACATTCCGAACCTAAGCTTTCAGGAACTCCTAAAGACAAAGGTGATTCAGAAAGTGAGAGTGAAAAAACCAAAGAAGAAGATTACAAGATCATAGAAGTGGTGTTAACCAAAGAAGACTTGGAAAAGTTCTCTTTGACAATGCCTGAACATGGTGGAACCATGTCTAAAGTTGGAGTTAATTTCACTCCAGTTGATCTTGTAAGTGGTACTTGGGATCTAACTGACTACGAGAAGTTTGTAGTAGTCAACTATCCCAAACAATTAGGTGACGCAAGGTATTTTAATTTAGGAGCAACAACAGAGTTTATAAGAGACTACACAAAAAGAGTTGCTAACAAACTAGTAGCTCAAGAAAACTTTGCACAACAAGTTCGTAAGCTTATTCAGGTGCGAGCTAGAGTTCAAACACAGTATGGACAAAAGAAAGGCAAACTAGATCAATCTAGATTGTCAAGAATTTGTTTTAATGCACCAGGGTTTAACGAAAGGATATTCAAAAACAAGATTGACAACAAGCTTTTAGACGCTGCTGTAACTGTCTTGGTAGATATGTCAGGTAGTATGGGTGGTGACAAAGTATATTATGCTTTGGCCTCAACAATACTGCTCAATGAGGTTTGTTCTACACTCAACATACCTCTAGAGATAATAGGTTTCACTGATGGTTATAGTAAAGGTGAAATAGTACCCGTAATGTTTGTGTACAAAGCATTTAGTGATCTCAGAGTTAGTAGCTCTGATTTAATTAACTACGTTGCACAATCATCTTTTCATATGGCGGGTAACCCAGATGGTGAGAACATCATTTGGACACATGATCGCCTAATTAAACGTAAAGAAAGGAAGAAACTATTGATAGTAATGAGTGATGGTAGTCCTGCTGCAAGCAAATCATCCAGTGGATTAGAACGTTTTACTATAAAAGTTATTAAAGAAATAGAAAAAGCTAAGGTAGTAAGTATTTATGGTTTGGGACTGTGTAGTTCTTCAGTAGAAGAATATTACGTTGCTAATAGCGTAGTTAACAATCCAGAAACAATCCCAACTAATTTGTTAACCCTGATAGAAAAGAAGATTATCAATGTCTAGTACTAGCGGTAAAGTTGAAGACCTCGTTAAGAAAGCTCTTAAAGAGGCTATGGACAAACGCAAAATGGGTGGTCGTGAACCAGACCCAGATACTTATGCTGTTGATCCTAGCAGCTACATTAAAGATCTATTTACTGAGCCTGTTGTTGCTGATACATCTAAGAAACCTAGGATAGGTGACAAACAACAATATCTGTCAAGTGTCATTGACAGAGAAATAAACGACTACGATGACTTTGGTGTCACAGTCTTTGACGATTACATCTGGGATGAACGGATAGCTTCTTTCATTCCTACAATTGATCACGAATACATTCTCGACATAGACCTAGCTACTGATGTCTTGAGAGCTTGGGAACTTGGTGAGAAGGTACTTTGTTACGGTCCTACTGGAGCAGGTAAGTCCAGCATGATTGAACAGCTTTGTGCTCGCACCAACCGTCCTTTTATTCGTGTGAACTGTACTGGTGACATGGACTCATCCATGATCTTTGGTCAGTTGACAGCTAAGGATGGCTCAACTGTTTGGGTTGATGGTGCTGTTACAGAAGCTGTAAAGTACGGTGCTGTATTTGCTTGGGACGAGTGGGATGTCACACCTCCAGAGATCAGCATGGGTCTACAGTGGCTTCTAGAGGACAATGGCAAGCTGTTCTTGAAGGAAATGCCTGGAAGTACCAACGACAAGATGGTGATCCCACACGAGCATTTCAGGCTTGTAGCCATAGGAAACACACAAGGTCAAGGCGACGATACGGGTTCACACGCAGGCACTAACGTTCAGAACAGTGCTACACTCGACCGCTTTGGAACTTGTGTTCATGTCAGCTACCTTCCTCCTGCTATTGAGGAAAAGATGCTGAGAAACAAGTACAGCATGACAATCACTGACAAAGCAGCTAAAGAGCTTGTGAAGCTAGCTAACCTAGTTCGACAGGGTTACGAAGCTGGTCAGTTTAATTTGACTGTTTCTCCTAGAACGTTATTTAGCATGTGTAGAAAGATGCAAGCTAACTGTTCTTTGAAAAAATCTTTTGAGGTTGTGTATCTCAACAAGCTGAACGACACTCAAAAGAAAGTAGCTAAAGAGTTGTTCACCAAGATCTACGGTACAACCTAAGAATCACAAAACCATAGTGCCTCCTTTGTTGGGGGCATTATATTTTGGGTTTATAAGAAATTATTCATGATAAATAAAAAGCTCATCTTAGCCAATGCTCCTAGTAACATGAATGAGCAAGTACACATCAACCACAAAGGTTGTTCCTCGGGAGAGGATACCAAGCATAGGCTGTACATCAAACGTAGTGCTAAAGGTTTGGTAGCTTATTGTCACCACTGTACAGAGTCTGGTTTTGTTCATGATGACTCTAGCAGACTGTCTACTTGGTTTAAAGACAAACCTACAGTCGTTCCTAAAGATGGTGTAAAGCCTAGGCTTACAAGCTTGTCTTTAGAAGGTTCTGTTTGGTTGCATACCTACTACTGCAATGTAGATGACATCAACTTTAATGGTGTTCAAGGTGAACCTAAGAAAGTTGCTTTAACTCTTCATAACCCAGACATGGATGCTATAGGTTACCAAATAAGAAACCTAGTTCCAGAAGCTACACCCAAATACCTAACCAATTACACCTATAGCGGTAACAGAGGTGATGCTAGTTGGTTCTACAACGGTTCTAAAACTCTTGTAATAACTGAGGATTACCTGAGTGCTTACAGGATCTTTCGTGACACAGGTCTCAGTAGTGTGGCACTGCTTAGAACAACAATTTCAGATAGAACGCTAAGACAGATACATGAGCTTAACTTTACCAAAGTGTGTATCTGGCTTGATCCCGATGAAGCAGGTGTTGAAGGAGCAACTAAAGCTTATAAAAAACTAACTCACTTTCTTCCTAATGAGGTTCTTTGCTTGTCTTTAAAAAAAGATAAAGAACCTAAAGAATGTACCAAAGAAGAACTCAAGGTTATCCTACATGGATTATGACTTAATCTATCTTTGCTCTCAGAGCAAGGAGAGTTTGGCTAAGTACAGGAGGTACATCAAACCTCATGTAGTAGTTAAAGAAACCAACACCATCCTAGATGGTATGGACAAATACTACAAAGCCTTTCCAGGTCTAAGCAAGTTTGATTGGGAACCGTTCTCAGCTTACTTGATCTCTGATCAAAGCAAAAGGCTTACTGATGATTCTATTGTCAAGCTTCGCATGGCACTTACAAAGTCTAAGACTTTTGTACCTCACCATGCACATGAGGAAGTCATCAAGACCCTCATAGAGCTTGATTACCTAGCACAGATTATGGAAGAGTGTGAGAAGGTCAAGGAAGGATCTAGTGACCTTGAGCATGTTCATATCTTAGCTACCAACGCACTCAAAGATGTTGAAAGGTACATTGACAAAGACGATCTGTTTGTGCTTCCTGACTTATCTGTTATTTCTGATCGTATCAGTTCGTCTGGTTATGAGTGGAGATTGGATCAGCTTAATAGGAGTCTTGGTCCTTTGCGGTCTGGTAACTTTGTTATTGTTGCTGCTAGGGTGGAAGTTGGTAAAACTACTTTCTTAGCTAGTGAAGTCAGTTACATAGCTGCACAGTTACCCAAGGGTCGCCCAGTTGTTTGGGTCAACAACGAAGAAGAATCTTCAGTAGTCTTTTTTCGCATAGTCCAAGCAACACTAGGCCAAGAGTCTAAGACCATCATTGCAGACTCAGCAGGGGCTATGAGTCGCTATGAGCATTACATGGGTGGTGACAAGA